TTTCATCGTATATACATGAATCAATAGTATCAATTATTGATCTAGCAATCTGATTAGCATCTTGAGACTCAAGCGCTATAAGCATAACTTTTTCTTCCTTTACTAAGAATGGTCTAAATGTAACCTCTTTTTTCATTGAAGGTATTTCAGCCGTGTATTTTGGTACGGCGCTTAGCTTTGGTAATCCCATTTCATTTCACTCCTATAGTATGTCAATTCCACCTAATGGTGTATTTACGTCAGCATTAATAAAATTCTGTGTGCTCTTTGATCTTCTCCAGTTAGTATATGCAATCGTTACAGTAAGTTGAACTAATCCATCAAGTTCATTATTTAATTCAATTGCACTTGTATTTATTGGAAAGGCATCAAGTAAGTCGACAGAATAAACTGTGCCTCCACCTAAGCCTCCACTAAATCTAATTGGTCCTACTTGTTTGCTTAAGCCTACAAGTGGCTGTCTTAATTGGTGTATAGTTATCGTTTTTGCATATTCATTTTTATAACTAGTAGTATAGCCATAAGTATCACTTTGTTCTGGTAATATTGAATCTTTCCATGTGTCAAAGTATTCTTTTATTCCATAGTCATTCATACAATAGAATGTCATTGATACGTCATCAACTGCATATCCATAAGCAACCTTTTGAAATTCCATGCCAATTCTTCTATCATTGGTTAAAACAGTTTTTGCTGGAAGACTTGCGTTTGAACAAAGTATATTTAATTCTCTTGGACTTGCACCTCCGGTAAAGAAACCGAATATTCCACCACCTCCTAGAGATGGAAGAGTAACTAAAAATCTATTTGGCCTCGCAAAACCTAACTTAGTATTTGCAAGAGCTTTAAGTTCTTCAATACTTCTACCTGCCATTAGATAGCCTTTCTTGAATCAGAGTATACAGTACTAGCAGGAGCTTTCTTCCAACTTGCTGTCGGCAAGAATGTAGCAATCTCCCAATCTGGTGGAGGTACTATTGCAAATCTTGATTTTACATGTTCGAGTAAGTAATGTTTCAAACATGGTTGAAAATATCTAAACTTCGCTGCACTTTTAAGTAATCTATATGTTAAATTAAATCTTGTTGTTTCATCATATTTTTTATTATTAACAATATCAAGTAAACTATCCAAAAACTTTGCTCTTAATACTGGAGGTATATAATGTAAATTAAGACCACGAAATCCACCCGGTGCTCTTTCTATTGGTATAACCAAAGGAAATGTATCATAATAAGGGAGAGTATCTTTTAGTTTAGGATCATAAAAATACATCATCATGCTACCTAATAGTGGTGAACTCATTTGTTTAACTTCTTCTTGTCTCATGAGAGCATTTCTATTTACACGTGTCAAACTTTGCACGCGCCTACGAAACCAATCTCTTGATTCACGTGTACGAGGAGTTATACCTTTTCTAAAAGCTTCAAGTTCTAGTTTTTGAAATAAGTTACTCATAAGACTATTTATATCGTTTTTTGCGCTTTTTTCTATAAGGTGCTAAAGGTTTATATGATTTAAGTTTACCGGGAACAGGTTTAGTTAAAAGTTTCATTTCTTGTAAAGTTTTTTCTGTCCATACTTGAAACTCCCATCCTCTATCTCTAGCATACTCGTTTGCAGCTTCCCACTTATTCATATTTTTTACATATGTTAGACCTTCAACTACATATCTTTTTGTTTTCTTTGGTCCTTCCGGTGGTTTAGTTTCTTTTTCAGGTTTTATTTCAACTAATAAAGTTTTATCTTCAAATACTATTTTCATATCAACATAGTAACGATGATACTTTTTGTCAACTTCATAGTAATATGGCACTATAATTTCTTCTGAGCTCCAACTTTTAACTTTATCATTTTTATCGCACCACTGAAAAACTGCCTTCTCCCAAAGAGACCTATATACTATATTAGCATGGTCACCTTTATACTTCTGTGTGTTTTTCGCTTTATATAGGCCTGAATATACCATGAGTTTTGTTATAAATAAAGAAATAATAGTTTAATATATCTATAAGGAATTAACATGCCACCTTTTAATGTTCCAAATGCACAGTTATTGAGAAAGGATCCTGAAGGTATTCCTCTTTCGGCTAATAAACTTTTTTCAAATGATGCTGATGCATCAATCAGGAATGCAAGTCCAAATACTGTCAATGATAAAAATAAAGATGAGCCAGCAACTAATCAATCTATTAAGGGACCAAAAGAAACAATACACTATCCGATTGATACGAACAATCCGGCATATAGAGCAAGAGTAACATTTGAGGCTTTTACATTTGGGCCTAAAAGATCAGGAACTAGCCAAAAACTTCATGGTAGTACAACTGCACCTAATAAAAAAACTCAATTTAATACTGATGATATTAATGCTGGTAAACTTACACCTACAACAAGTGACATTGATATATCTAATCCTGAAGAACTTAATAGCTTTTTAGATGAGGATGTGTCTAAATTTACAGCTGATGCTACACTATCTGATTCAGAAAAGAAAACAAAGAAAGCTCTTGATGATATAGTTAATCAGGCCACTCAAATATTTACATCTGGTATGGATTATTTTGAAGCTGACGGTGAACCAATAGTGGATATGTACTTTCCTGCAAGTGTTACATTTGCAGATGTGGCAAACTATGGACCAGCCGACTTAGGAACTCGTGGTGGTATAATTGAAGGTTCGGTTCTTGCAGGCGGTGGTGCGCTAGGTTCTATGGGATCTGCAATAAGTAATGAATTAAGTACATTATTTGATTTTTTTCAAATAGGAGGTCAAGTCGCAAGTGATGCGGCTAGGCTTGGTTTTTCAAGAAGCTTAAAGATGGTAAACTCCGCTACACTAGGTATTCTCCCTGGTCAAGGTGGAGTAACAGCGTTGAATCTAATTAACAGAGTTATAGTAAATCCAAATGTTAGAGCATTATTTGGAGGTGTATCTCTTCGTGAATTTACATTTCAATTTAAAATGATTGCTACATCACAGGCAGAAGCAACAAGAATTCAAAATATAATAAAGCATTTTCGAAAAAATATGTATCCCGAAGCTTTTCCTATTACAGTTGGAAAAGGAGATGGTGCATTTCAAGCAAACATAGGTTTTAAGTTCCCTAACCTATTTAAGATACGTTTTAAATTTAATGACGCAGAAAATGTTAAATTGCCACAAATTCATTTGGCTTATTTAAGATCAGTTAATCATACAATAAATCCAACAGGTGGAGGATTTAGACATGATGGACAACCTAATGAAATAGATCTATCTTTACAATTTGTTGAATATAGAACACTAGATCAATCAGATGTAGAAAAGGGTTACTAATGCAATACTTTAAAGACTTTGGAAACTTATTTTATAAATTTGGAAATGAAGTTGATCCAGTTATTTTTGAAGACATATCAAGATATGTTGACATAATAGATCAAATAAAAGATGACTTAACATTTTTAAATGTTCATACTATACAGGAAGGGTTTAGGCCTGATCAAGTTTCAATTCAATTATATGGCAATCCATTATATTATTGGACATTTTATTTATTAAATGATGATTTAAGAGAACAAGGTTGGCCACTTATAAATCATGAATTACAAGAATATATAAAAAAAATATTTCCTAATACTACTATAACAACAAGAAACACCATTTCAGATAAATTTAAAGTTGGACAAACTGTTACTGGTAACACATCTGGTGCTAGTGGTGAAATAATTAGAAGAGATTTATCATTAGGACAAATTGTAGTTAAAGGCTCAGTAAGTTTTTCTACTGGTGGTGAGGTTATGAACTCAACAAACTCTTCAGGAACAGTTGAAACTATAACGTCAGTATCATCATCAAATGAATATCAGGCTGCAGCATATTATATTAATTCATCAAATCAAATAGTTGACATTGATCCACACACTGGCCCAGGAGCTCAAATAACTGAGCAAACAAATGAAAATGTATATTATAATGTGAACGAAAACTTAAGAAACATAAAAGTAATTAGGCCGTCACAAATAAGTAATATAGTATCAGGGTTTAAAGAAGCATTGAAGAGCTAAGATGTTAAGTTCAGGCGCCAATACGTCATACATATTAAAATCTGCAGTTATTACTGACAGACTCGGTAGATTAACTGACATTGCAAATGTTATGAGTCAGTTCGTAATTTATGAGCACATTGATAAACCTTACATTACAGCGCAGTTTGCATTTCTTGATCAAGAAAATATATTAGTTCAAACTAATATATTAGGAGGAGAATCATTAAATATAGTATTATATGATGCTGAAGAAAAACTTGATGGCGACCCAATTGAAAAAAGTTTCTTAATTGATCAAATACAAAGTTCAGTAAAAGTTGAAGGTGAACAAGATGAAATGGTTGTATTTCACTGTACAGAAATACATGCACTTCACTCATCACTTCAAAATGTAAACTTTTCATATGATGGTTCAGTTACAGAAATTATTAGTAAGATATGTAGTAATTTTTTAGACAAAGATGTAACAGTAATTGGTGAAAATATAACTCGTAATTTAAGACTTATAGTTCCAAATATGCATCCTATAGAAGCTTGTTTATGGCTTAAAGAAAGAGCATTAACAACAATAGGGATGCCATTTTATTTTCATTCCACTATGACGCAAAATGATCTTATATTAAAAGACTTAGGAACTATGCTATCACAAGTACCAGTTAATAAAGACTCACCATATTTTTATACATCTGCATTACAAAGCTCACCTACAAGAGCAGCAGATTATGCAATACAATCATATGAATATAATAATACAGAAAATTTATTAAGAGCAATACGTAAAGGATATGTTGGTGGAAAATATACTTTTTATAATTCTCTTCATGCTCAAAGTCATGTAACTGATTTTGATTTAAATGCAGATACTTTTGCACCTTTAATTAGAGAAAATGCATTAGGTAATTCAAATATAATATATAATTATGCTGATGATTACTCATATAAAGATAGAGTATTCCATGATTATAAGTCAGTTAACGTTTTTAAGTTTACATCAAATAGTCCTTATGCTACAGTAAATGGTACATTCAATAGTTATCAAGAAGAAGATAATGAAGTAATGCATAAGAAAAAAATTATTGCAGATTCTATAGAAGAATTTATTGCTAAGTCACCCTTGACTATTACTGTTCCAGCTAGAGAATTTGTTACAAGTAAAGGTAATCAGTCCATTGGTCAAACACTAAATGTTCAATTTCTTGACACAATGAATCCAGTTGTAAACGATAGGCCAATGGCTGATGCTAAAAAATCAGGTAACTATGTAATATTTGCTGCACAACATAGATTCACTGGAACAAAGTCAACCAGTAAGTTATTATTAGGTAAAGTAAGCCAGATACAAGAAGAAATGAGTATAGCGAGTGCATAATGAATAGATCAAAACTAAGATATAAAAAACAAAGTTTAGGTTACCATTATGGAGACGTCACTGTGTGGTGGACTGGCACAGTTGTAAAGCAAACAGAACCTTTTAATACTCATCGAGTTCAAGTTAAAATAAGAGGTCTCACCGAAAATACTCCAAGGGAAAAATATCCTTTAGCTCAATTAATAATTCCTACTACTGCTATGGGAGCATCTGGTGTCGGAACTACACCAAACTTTAATAATGGTACTGAAGTATTCGGTTTCTTTCTTGATGGTTCTGATATGCAATGTCCTGTTATTTTAGGAAGTATACCTAATTTTGAAGCTCCTAATCAATTTAAAAACTTTTCTAATGTAGATAATAATATTAATAAAGAGGAGTCGTCATCATCTCTTAACAAGGTTCTACCTATACCGAGAAAAGCACAAGCTTTTGTACCGCATATGCCACCTATTCGTTCAACTGGCACCAACTTAGAAAAAGCCTATTTTTATTTAAGAAAACCTGAGTTATTAGGAAATGAATATAGCAGAGCTGCAATATGTGGAATATTAGGTAACCTAGTTGCCGAATCAGGAGTTGGTGCTGGTATAGTCACAGGTTTAACTAGTGGTGGAGCTGCAATAAGTGATATTAATCCAAAAGCCAATTTAAAATTTCAAGATCCTCGCTTTACTGATTATGATTTTTTACGAGATTTTAGACCACAGGGATCAATATTAAAACTGCCAGAAAGATCATTTGGAATAGCACAATGGTATTCGCAATCTTCACGTGATGGAAAAAGAGTAGTTCCATCGATTAGGCTAAGAAATTTATATCTTTTTGCAGCTGCAGCTGAGAGGCCAATAAGTGATCTAGCATTACAATTAATGTTTATTAAAATAGAATTAAAAAATTCTCCTAAAATTTTTGTTAAAGGAGGTCCTCATGCATCAAGTAGGTCAGGCACATGCCATGCTAGGCTTAAGAGTAAAACTATAACAGTTGATAAAGCTTCTGATGCTTTTTGTTTACTTTATGAGAAAGCACAAACTATAGATCCTGAAACTAAAAAAGATAATGGCCAGCTAGAAAAAAGAAGAAAATTTTCAAGAGCAATATTTAATAATTTGACACTATTCCCAGGAAGTTAATATGCCTTCAGTAAATAAAAAAAATACAACATCAGTAAAAATACAATTACAAGCAGGACAGAAGCTTCTTAAAGTAACTGAGGTTCAAATAAAGAGAACAGAAAGCAATTTTGCTTTTAGTCCTGTTGATCCTAGCCAATATGTAATTGATCCAACTGGTAAATCTGTTACTCTTAAGCAGCAAAAACAAGTTGCTGAAATGAAAGTAATTTATGAAGTTGATACTGATCCAGAAAAATTTCAAGAAACAAATCCTGAAGCTTTTGCAGTATATCAAAAAATTAAAAATGCTGTTGAACCAGATATGAGAGCCACTGCTGAAAAAGTAAAAGTATCAAAGGTGCTTGAAGAAGGCGCACCTCATGATTCAGTAAATCAAGTAATTGGAGATATGCAATCAATTATGTCGGGTGGAAAACCTAATTTCTTACTTTCAAAAAGAGCTAAGCTTGTTAAGTTAACTCCTGAAGCAGGCGGTGGACTTAATTCAAAGAATACTGAAAATGTAAATGAATTAACTAAACTCTTTGGTACAAGTGTTGGTACAAAATCTGCATTAAATGAAATATTTACTGATGGTTCTCCCAGTGCAGCATTAGGTACATTTAAAAATAAATTTCCTATCTTAAAAAGAAAGCCAAAGCTTTTAAAACAACTAACTGAAAAAGTAAAACCTCAAAAAGATAACTTAAGTGAAAAAGTTTTTGGTAAGCTAGGTGATACACTTGAAAATTTAAATGAAGGAAATTCTTCAATAAGTCAAGTTACTAAACAAGTAAAACAAACGCATAAAAATCAATTAAGTCAAAAAAATAATGTAGCTGCAAATTTAAATCCTAAAGGAATATTAAGTTCAGCATCAAGAAGCGGTCAAAATGTCATGGGACAAGATGTTGCAGGATTTAAAGGTTTATTTGATAAATTAAAATCAGGTAACATATTTGGCCAAATTAAATCCATTGCT